CTATATGGGTCTGCCAAGTTGCAGGACAAGAGTTACACATTATAGATTACATGGAAGACCACGGACAAGGACTTGACCATTACGTCAACTGGTTAAGAGATAACCGATACGACACAGCAGAGCAGTTGCTACCACACGACATACAAGTAAGAGAATTAGGGACAGGTAAGTCCAGACTAGAAGTATTACAGGAGGCAGGATTGAATTGTAGGGTTGTGCCAAAGCTGGGTATCGATGATGGCATACAGGCTGTTAGAAGGATGCTACCACGCTGTTGGTTTCATACTAAAGTAAAAGACGCAGTTGACCTATTAAGAAACTACCGCAGAACATATGACGAGAAAAGAGATGTGTTCTTTGATAAGCCTCTGCATGATTTTACCAGCCATGCTGCTGATTCATTCAGATACTTGGCAATTGGATTAAACGAAACAGATGATGGATGGGACAAACCTCTAAAAATAAATTCACAATGGATAGTATAAATGGCATATGACAAAAAGAAGATGGATGTAAATTCAGATGAGAGTAGGGAGCTTGTTAATATTATTGGCTCATACATTGATGACTCTCTAGGATTTATCTCTACCGAAACATCACTAGGTCGCCAAAGAAGCCTTGAGTATTACATGAGAGAGCCTTATGGTAATGAGGTTGAAGGCCGTAGCCAGATAGTAACTGCAGAAGTAGCAGAGGCTGTCGATGGAGCTTTACCACAACTAATCAAAGTATTCACTCAATCAAAGAACGCAGTAGTGTTTGAACCAGTCAACGATGGTGATGCAGAGTTAGCCGAACAGGCAACGCAGTATGTCAATCACATATTCTATAAAGACAATAACGGATTCGCTTTACTACACGATATGTTCTGGGATGGGCTCTGTCAAAAGGTCGGCGTACTCAAAGCATACTGGGATGACAAGAAAGACGTTACCAAAGAAAAGTATAACAACCTAACAGAAGATGAGCTTGCACTCATTATGCAGGACGATGAAGTAGAAATAGTATCGCAGGAAATAGTAGAGGAAGTCATAGAACAAGAACCAGAACCTATTATAGACCCATCCACTGGTCAGCCACCCCTAGACCCTATGTCTGGACAACCTATGGTTGATGAGATGGGTATGCCTTTGATGGTAGAAGTACCACCTATTGTTAATACTTACTACAACATTAAATGTAAACGTACTGTCGATTCATCTAAAGTTAAAATAGAGTCAGTTGCTCCAGAAGAGTTCCTGATAGATAAACGTGCCACTACCATAGCAGACGCTACATTTGTTGCACAAAGAAGTTTAGTCACTCGCAGTGATTTAGTCGCAATGGGTTATGACAAAGAAACGGTTGCGGGATTGTCTATTGGTGATACGTTAGACTTTACTCCAGAAAGAGTAGCAAGATACCAAGCAGGCGAAGAGCCTTTCAATACTAATAACTCTGGTGACGAAAGTCAGGAGTTGGTAGAGTATTACGAGTGTTATGTTAAGGCAGATTTGGATAACGAAGGTATAGCATCACTTCACAGAGTTTGTTATGCAGACAACCAAGTGCTATCACATGAAGAATGTGACTACGTTCCATTCCATAGTGTTTGCCCATTCCCTATCCCACATAAGTTCTTTGGTGAATCATTAGCCGACAGGACAATGGACATACAACTCATCAAGTCGACTATCACTAGACAGATGCTAGATAACTTATATCTCACTAACAACTACCGTGTAGGCGCAGTAGAAGGTCAAGTAAATCTTGATGACTTACTAACATCCACAGCAGGCGGTGTCATTAGAATTAAGAACCCTAATGCGTTAGTACCATTATCTGTTCAATCCAGCGCTGGACAATCATTCCCTATGCTTGAGTATTTAGATACTGTACAGGCTAAAAGAACTGGCGTAAGCGAAGCATCACAAGGATTAGACCCAAACATACTACAGAATGTAACAGCAACCGCAGTCGCAGCTATGTCAAGTGCAGCAGGCGGTAAAATAGAATTGATAGCTCGTATCTTTGCAGACACTGGCGTTACCTCTTTATTCAAAGGCATCTTGCAACTCGTATGTAAATACCAAGATAAAGAAAGAATCATTAAAGTTAATAATAGTTATGTACCCATGAATCCCAGAGAGTGGAGCAATCAATACAATGTCACTGTTAACGTAGGACTAGGCACTGGCTCTAAAGGCGAACAGTTAAGTGTTATGCAAATGATTCTTGATAAGCAAGAGCAGATGCTAACCCAGTACGGACTAGGCAACCCATTAGTCAGCATTAAACAATACCGAGATACCCTCGCTAAATTTGTCAACATGGCTGGATTTAAAGATGAGTCTGGATTCCTAAAAGATATTACTGACGAAGAATCAGAGCAGTTGGCTCAACAACAAGCAGAGCAACCACAGACTGACCCTAATACCGAAGCAGCTAAAATACTGGCACAGGTAGAGAAAGAGAAAGCTGAAATGCAAATGCAGGCCAAGATGGCTCAACTTGAATTAGACAAACAACAGTTGGAATTAAAAATCCAGAAAGAAATGCTTGAGCTACAACAGAAACAAGCACAGTTTGAAGCAGAGATGGCTATCAAAGAAATGGAGCTTATGCAAAAAGCACAGAATGATAATAAGAAATCTGACCTTGCACAATCCAAAGAACTAATCAACGCTTTAGATAAGATTAATAACTTGTCCCAACAGGGGATTTAATTGGATAGAAAAGCAGAAATACGGAGCGTACTAAACACCGAGTCCTTTATCAACGAACTAGATGATATGACCCAAGAATGTTTTAACGACATAAAGAACTCTAACCCTGAAGATACGGAAGCAAGAGAAAGAGCTTACAACAGGATTAAAGCAATAGATAGCATGATGACTAGACTTCAATCTGTAGTCGACAGCGACAAGATTAAGGATAAATCATGGACGATATTATAATCTTTTGATTATATGGTATGCCACGCCTAGCTGGTAATTAAGGAAATACAATGAGTGAAGAAACCACGACTCCAGAAGTTGGAAGTGGACAAGACAGCCCTATTACATTAGAAGATGCAGCATCTGCTTTTGAAGGTATGTTATCCACCCCAGAGGACTCTAACGAGCAACCAACTGAACAGGAAGAAGATACAGAAGAAGTAGAGGTAGAGGAAACTGAAGATGAAGCAGAGTTAGAAGCCGATGAAGCTGATGACGAAGTGGAAGATGAAGATGACTCCGAAGTTGAAGATGAAGAAGAAGTTGAGGAAGAACAAACTTTCACAGTGAAGGCTGCTGGTGAAGAAAAAGAAGTTACCCTTGATGAACTTAAGAAATCCTATCAACTGGGCTCTGATTATACAAAGAAGACTCAAGAAATAGCCGAACAGCGTAAGGTCATTGACCAAGAAGCTAAAGCTATTATTGAAGCTCGACAAGTTAGGGATGACTATTCACAACGCTTGCAAGCAGTAGAACAATTTTTGGTTGGTAGTAACGATAGCCAAGAAGATTTAGCAGGCATGAAAGAGAACGACCCAATAGGATACGCAGTTAAGGTCGCAGAGATGACCGAGAAAAAAGAACAGTTACAACAGGTGCATGCTGAACAAAACCGCATTGCTCAACAGCAACAATCGGATAGGGCAGCACAAATGCAAAAGTATGTAGCTGCAGAAGCAGAAAAATTAACGCAATCCTTGCCAGAGTTTTCAGATAAAGTCAAAGGCGAACAAACTCGTAATGAGATTCGTAACTATGGAAAAAAGCTTGGTTTCACAGATGAAGAATTATCTCAAGTCTATGATTCACGGCATGTTCTAGTCTTACACAAAGCTGCACAATACGACAAATTAATGGCAGGTAAAGCTGGCGTTAAGAAGAAAGTAGCTAATGCTCCCAAAACAATAAAGGGTGGAGCTAAAGTAAATCAGACTGTGACAGACAGAACTAAAAAACAACAACAGAGGTTACTGCGAACTGGCGATGCTAGGGATGCAGCAGCTTTATTTGAAAAATTCATTTAAGGAAAAATAACAATGGCTTCATTTAAGACGTACAGTGCGGTTGGTATGCGTGAGGATTTATCCAACACGATTTACAACATCGCTCCAACAGAAACTCCAGTAGTTTCTTCAATTGGTAAAACTAAAGCAACAGCTACTCTACATGAGTGGCAAACAGATACACTAGGAGCAGCAGCTAACACAGCATTAGTAGAGGGTGCGGATGCAGCAGCATTTACCGCAGTCGCTACAGTTAGAGCTACTAACAGAACTCAAATTCTAGGTAAGACAGTAAACATTACTGGCACTCTTGATAGCGTTGACACAGCAGGTCGTAAGACAGAAACAGCTTATCAATTAGCTAAAGCAGGACAAGAACTTAAACGAGATATTGAGTACGCTATTCTTGGTAACGTAGCACCTGTAACAAGTGCAGCAGATACAGCACCTAAAATGGCTTCTTTACAAACTTGGATTAGAACTAACTGGACTTCAGTTGGTACAGGTTCTCCAGCTGCTCCTGCATCACCTCCAGGTTCTGCAATTAGAACTGCAACTTCAACTGGTACTACAGCAGCGTTTACAGAAGCATCTCTTAAAGCAGCAATGAAAGCAGCGTTTAATGCTGGCGGTACTCCAACTATGTTGGTTGTTCCACCTAACCAGAAAGTTAAAGTATCAGGCTTTACTGGTATTGCAGCTAATCGTGTTTGGACTGACAACGTTGGTAAAAGCACTAAAGCAGCAGCTATTGTTGGTGCAGCAGATGTGTATCTTTCAGACTTCGGTATGCTTTCAGTAATTCCAGAAAGATTCATGACTTCTGATTACGCTTCTAACAATGGGGAACAAGCGTTAATTCTTGACCCTACTATGTTAGCTCTAGCTACATTAAGACCATTCCAGTCTACGCTTCTTGCTAAAACTGGTGATGCTGAAAAACATCAAATGCTTACAGAGGTAACTCTGCAAGTTAATAACGAAGCAGCACATGCAATTGTTGCTGATTTGAACGCTTAATTTAAGTGTTGATATAGCCCACTTCGGTGGGCATATCTTTTAAGGATACTTATGGATAACACATTAGAAGAAGAGTTAAATAAACCAATTACATATAGGCATCAGACAAAACATGATACCGACAATGGTTATGTTATAGAAACATACCAAGACTGTACCGCTATTGTAGACTCAAACAAAGAAGATATGATTACCGCCAATACTAAATGGGGTAATGATATGTTTGACAACAAAGTAGCATCTATACCTATGACAGTCATTGATGACTTAAACAAAAAACAAATTATGCAAGGATTTCAAGTATTAGACCTAAAAAGGTTTAAGGCTTTCTTGAATCATCCAGACAACAGATTCTTTAGAACAAAACCAGGAAAAGTATAAATGGCATTTTTTACGGACTATACAACACTGCAAGCTACCATAGCTAGTTATTTAGCTCGTAGTGATTTAACGACAACTATCCCAGAGTTCATTAGACTCGCTGAAGATAGATTAAGCAGAGATTTGCGTATTAGGCAGATGCTAAAGGTTGTTACTACCAATACCGTTGCAGCCGACGCTACTGTAGAGATTCCATCAGACTTTCTAGCAATGAGAGATTTACACCTATCTGGTACAGACCCAATAGGCACAATAAACTTTCAATCACCTAGTAACTTTTATAGAAATACCAGAGCAACATCTAATGGACAACCAGTATTTTATACCGCACTAGGTAGTGAGTTCAGATTCGCTCCTATACCAGACGCAGCTTATGAATTGCAGATGTTGTATTACTACAAACCTGAATACATGAGCTCAACTGTTTCATCAAACCTTTGGTTAGCAAATACACCTGATTTACTGCTTTATGCAGCACTTGGTGAAGCAGAGCCATTCTTAATGAATGATGAGAGGATTAATACTTGGGCAGCAATGTATGACAGAGGTCTTAATTCATTAACTAAATCAGATGATGAGGGGGAATTCCCTGCTCATCCAATGTCAATAACTTTAACTACGAGGTAATTTATCATGGCAGATATGTCAGACTTTTTGGAAGTGACTTTATTAAATTTAAGTCTAAACGGAACAGCATGGGCAGGTATGAATAACCCATACATTTCTTTACACACAGCAGACCCTACAGATGCAGGAACAGGCACAGAAGTTACTGGCGGTTCTTACGCACGAGTAGCATCTTCCTTTGGCGTTGCATCTGGTACATCTGGTGCTTTAGCTTCAAACGCAGACGCCACATTTCCTACAGCAACAGCTAGTTGGGGAACAGTAGGATGGATTGGTATTTGGGATGCAGTATCAGGTGGTAACATGCTTTATCATTCTGCATTAGACGCATCTAAAACTATTGACTCTGGGGATATTTTCAAGATAGTTACAGGCAACCTAACAGTAACATTAGCATAGAGGAATAACACATGGCTCTTATAGTAAAGGATAGGGTAAAGGAAACGACCACCACTACTGGCACAGGTACGGTTACATTAGCTGGAGCAGAGGATGGCTTTCAATCCTTCTCTGTTATTGGTGATGCTAGCACTACCTATTACGCTATTGTTAGTGGTAATAACTGGGAAGTAGGTCTAGGTACTTACACTTCATCAGGCACAACTTTATCCAGAACTACCATACTTGAATCCAGTAATAGTGGTTCAGCAATTACATTGTCAGGAACAAGTGATGTATTTTGTACCTATCCTGCCGAAAAAGCGGTGACATTAAATGGCACAGTGATTAATGATGCCAACGTAGTAGCTACTGCAAACATTGTTGATGATGCAGTTACAGCCGATAAACTAGCGGATGCTATTAATACAGCAATTTCAGATAACACAGCTAAAGTAACTAATGCTACTCATACTGGAGATGTAACAGGAGCAACAGCATTAACAATAGGAGCAGATAAAGTTACTACTGCTAAAATATTAGACTCTAATGTTACAGCAGGAAAGTTAGCTACAGATTCTGTTACTACGGTTAAAATATTAGATGCTAATGTAACAACAGCCAAAATGGCAGATGACTCTGTTAATGCGACTAAATTAAATGTAACAGGTGATGGAACATCAGGTCAGGCGTTAACCTCGGATGCTGATGGTTCAATGACATGGGTAACAGTGCAGGCTTATGATGCGGATACAGCAAAGACCGATGTTGTTCAGACATTTACAACAGCTCAACGTGGTGCAATCACTGCATTAGTAGATGGAGCTACTATTACTCCAGACATGAATGACACTAATAACTATTCAGTTACTCTTGGTGGTAATAGAACATTAGCTAATCCAACAAATATAACCGTAGGTCAAGTAGGTTCAATCTTTGTAACACAAGATGGCACAGGTAGCAGAACATTAGCTTATGGTTCTTACTGGGACTTCATTGCAGCAACAGCTCCTGTACTAACAACAACTGCTTCAGCAGTAGATAGAATTGATTATGTCGTAAGGACAGCTACTTCTATACAAGCTGTTGTTACTCTGGCATACAGCTAATATGGCTATATTAAATAACAATCAGTTAGGTGGTGCTTCTGGACAGACTAGTGGTGGCTATACCCTAGACAATAGCTTACGCTTTCGTTCAAGTGCTTCTGCTTACTTAAATAGAACTCCAGGAAGTGCTGGAGACCGTAAAACTTGGACTTGGAGTGGGTGGGTTAAGTTAGGTAATATAACAACTGGAGTGCTGTTTTCAGCAGAAACTAACTCAAGTGGAAATTACTTTGTACAGTTTATGAAAGAAAGTGGTGGTTTTCTTTCTTTAATTGAATATAACGGTGCTTCATCGGGTTGGGGAGTAAATACTACAGCCTTGTACAGAGATTATTCTGCTTGGTATCACATAACTCTTGTTTTTGATACGACTGAGTCTACATCAACAAATAGAGTCAAATTGTATATTAATGGTGAGCAACAGATTCTTGTAGCTCGTCCTAGTTACTCAGGTTTTCCTGCTCTTGATGGGCAATATGACATTAATGCTAGTGCTATACACAGTATAGGAAGAAGAAAAACAGCAACTTACTATGATGGTTATTTATCAGAAGTAAACTTTGTAGATGGACAAGCATTAACACCAGCAGACTTTGGTGAAACTAACGCAACTACAGGTTCATGGCAACCTATAGAATATGCAGGTACCTATGGTACTAATGGATTCTATTTAAAAGGTAGAGGAACAGATAACTCTGGTAATGGTAATGACTGGACAGAGAATAATTTTAGCACCAGTGATTCTACTCTAACTACTTATGACATCATGTCAGATGTACCTACACTAACAGATGAGGATACTAGTAACTTTGCTACATTAAATCCCCTGAATGTTAGCTCTGATTTAAGTATTACTCAAGCTAATTTATTAGTGTCTAAAAGCACTAATGCAGGTAGAACTTTATTTGGCACAATAGCAGCTTCATCAGGAAAAGTTTACTGGGAAGTATTATGGAATTCTGTTGGAGCAAACGATGCTGCTAGTACAGGTATATCTATTCCTTCTTTTAGTAATACAGGTGGAATAGGAAGTTCAGGGTCTATAGCATACCTCCAAGATGGAAGAAAACAAGTGGAAGGTTCAGTTTCTGCTTATGGTGATAGAGTTGTAGCAAATGATATTATTGGAGTTGCACTAGATTTAGATGCAGGAACATTGGTGTTTTATAATAATAATGTAAGTCAAGGTACTGCTGCAACAGGTATTACTGGAGAGTATGTAGCAGCCTGTTCTATGTATAATAGTGGTGATGGTTTTTATATTAACTTTGGTCAAAGACCTTTTGCTTATACACCACCATCAGGATTTAAAAAACTAAACACATTTAACCTACCTGATAGTAATATTGTAAATGGTAGTGAGCATTTTGTAACAGCATTATATACAGGAAGTGGTGCAGCTAGAAGTATTAATAATACTATTACTGATTCAGGTGGTGTAGAAACTGGAGAAGCTATTAAATTTGGTCCAGATTTTGTATGGTTAAAAAGTAGAAGTACTACTGGAACACATATTTTAAATGATTCAGTTAGAGGGGGAAACAAACAGTTATTTTCTAATTTAACTAGTGCAGAAGCCTCTTCAACTATAAAATTAACAGGTTTTACTTCAACTGGTTTTACATTAGGTGCTGATGATGGCTCTGGTACAGGAGATGCTAATTATAGCGGAACTACTTTTGCAGCATGGAACTGGAAAGCAGGGGGTACAGGAGTATCTAACACAGATGGCTCTATAACATCTACAGTAAGTGCTAATACTACAGCAGGGTTTAGTGTGGTGACTTATACTGGAACAGGAGTGGCAGGAAGTGTAGGTCACGGATTAGGAGTTGTACCAAAGTTATATATAGTTAAACAGAGAACAGATGCTGGTAATAACTGGATAGTTCAAACAACAGCAGTAGATGGAAGTTTAGATTATTTATTTTTAAACACTACAAGTGCTAAAGGGGATAGTGGGGATACCCCGCCCTCCAGCACTGTTTTAAATATTTCTGGTAACAATGATGTTAATGGAAGCGGAGATGGAATAGTTGCCTACTGTTTTGCAGATGTAGAAGGTTATAGTAAGATTGGTAGCTATACAGGTAATGGCTCTGCTGATGGTCCATTTATATACACAGGATTTAGACCAGCTTTTATTCTAATAAAAGGAACAGGAGTTTCTTCTTGGGTAATGATAGATAGTAAACGAGATGGATATAATGTTGTTGAACCCTACGTTCTTTCTGATTCTTCTAATGCAGAAAGTTCAACTTATACTGTTGCTGATTTTCTTTCTAATGGTTTTAAAATGAGAAGTACAGCAGTACATAACTCATCAGGTACAACTTGGATTTACATGGCATTTGCAAGCAATCCATTCAAGAATAGCTTGGCTCGCTGATGCAAACTAAACAAAGACCATCAGCACAGTTATACAGAAGCTACAATGGCATACTTGGGGTAGTTATAGGTTTGTCAGAAAGACGTGAAAAGAATGGAGCAATATTATATAAAGTGAAGTGTATAGATTGTAATGAAATACATTTACGAAATGCTAAACATCTTAAGCAAGGAATGAAATATCAAAAGTGTTCAGAATATAAGCCACCCAATTATGTTGGATTAGAAAAGAATGATGCTCATATTAGAAGGAAGTATGGAATTACTCAAAAACAATATGATGATATGTTAATGCAACAAAATAATGGTTGTGCCATTTGTAGTAGAACTGAAGAGCCTGACGGAAGAAGACTGGCTATAGACCATTGTCATTCAACAGGAAAAGTACGAGGAGTTCTATGTAATAACTGTAATAATGGATTAGGTTCTTTTGGTGACAACATAGAAGGTATGAAAAAAGCAATACAATATTTACAACATTCTTTAGCGAGGTAACAAGAAATGGCTTTTAAATTAAATAATGAAACACTCCCTGTAGACAGGGGATTTACACATAACGAGATACAGTATCCAAGAAACTGGTTACGACTAGCAACACAAGAAGATAAAGACAGACTAGGTATTACATGGGAAGCAGACCCAGTAAGACATGATGATAGATATTACTGGAATGGTGAACTAGATAATCCTAAAGAAATGGAGGATGTCCTAGTTGTAGATAAAGATGGTAACGCAGTATGGGAACAAGAGCTAGATAACTCTAACCCAGAAAAACCATTTATGGTGAATAAGCAACCACTAGTCCAAGAAGTAACACGTGGTCTTAAGTATCAGATGATACAACAAGTAAAGAGTACAGCAGGTAGTCTGTTAAACCAGACAGATTGGTATATTACTCGTAAGGTAGAAAGAGAAGTAGCTATTCCTGCAGATGTTGTATTACAAAGAGCAGTAGTAGTAGCAGAATCAGAGAGATTAGAAACTGCAATTACAGCAAGTGTGGATGTTGTAGCACTTATAGAAGTTATGGGAACCCAGTCATGGGGTATCTAACTAAAACGTTATTAGCAGTAACGCTACTCTTTGCCTTTAGTTACACACAGGTATCAGCAGAAACAGACCTTCCTGATATTATGGTAATGACAACAGATGTAGGCACAGTAACGCTAACAGAGAAGTCTTGTTCATTCCCAGTATTACTTAACATGCCTTACGAAGTGATTGCTACAGAGAATGGTAATACGCATACAGGATGCTGGAATACTAGATTAGGGGATACGCATATATATGTAGCCTTTCCTGATGATGTAGAGAACCAAGTGATTCCTATGCCAAAGAAATGGTTTAGTGGTGTAGATGTGGAGGCTCTGTAATGACAATCAAAGAGGAAGGTATTATGTGTAAATGTAAAGAATGTAAATGCAAACCTTGTACCTGTAATAAATAACTTTAAGGATAATAGATGTTTGGTATAACAGCATTTTCAGAAGACACCTATAGTTCATTAGCAAATACGTTTAGTGGAGTAGCCTCTATAACTGGCTCCGCTACTGTTACTGCCACATCATATGGGCAATTTGTTTACGGAAGAGGTGTTATATCTGGTACTGGTAATCTAGTAGCAATAGGTGGATTTACAGCGACAGGTGAAGCAAGTATTACAGGTACTGCTGATTTACACGCTAATACTTCAGTAACTTATTCAGCATCTAGTGCAATTTCAGGCACAGGTGATTTAATAGCTGACGGACACATTCAAGGTAATAATTGGACGGATGTTCCTGTAGGCTCTAACATTTGGTTGCGTATTGGGTAATATTAATAAACTTCAACAGGATAAATTATGAGCAGAACTAAAGTAAGTGAATGGTCAGCAACCGCTGCATCAAATACTGATATAAATGGTATCAATATAAATGAAGGATGTCCGCCCTCAACCCTCAATAATATGGGCAGAGAGCTCATGTCGCAAGTTAAGAAATTTCAGGACGGCTCTAGTCTTGATAGCTTCACTAATGCTGGAACATTAACATCTTCAGGAACGCTGGCAGTAACAGGTAATTTAACACTAGATGCTGCATCAGGAACTTCAGGACAATACTTAACATCTGCTGGTAGTGGGGTAACGCCAACATGGTCTACATTAACTACCTTTGTAAGCGGTATGATTATGTTATGGTCTGGCTCTACAGCCTCCATCCCTGCTGGATGGTTGCTATGTAACGGAACAAGCTCAACACCCGATTTACGAGATAGGTTTGTTGTAGGAGCAGGCTCTACTTATGCAGTAGATGCGACTGGCGGTAGTGCAACTGCTGTAGTTGTCTCTCATTCACATACTGCAACGGTAACGGACCCTGGTCATCTACATGGAATAGCCTACTCTGGGACACTAGGTTTTAGTGCAGGTGGTGGTTATGGTGGTACAGCCTTTGGTGGAGCAGTCAATAAGTCAACTGCATCTGCAACAACAGGAGTTACAGTAGCTAATAGCGACTTTGGTGTTAGTGGTACTAATGCTAACTTACCTCCATACTATGCTCTTTGTTATATCCAAAAAACATAAAAATGAAAATATGTTCTAAATGCAATATTGAAAAGCCAAAAACTGAATTTTATAAAGAAAATAGAAGTAAGCAAGGAGTTCAGTCAATGTGCAAATTATGTTTTAAAAAATGGCAGCAATCTAATCAAGGTAAAATATCAGCAAGAAAAGCTCATTTATCACAAAAATATAATATTAGCTTGCAAGACTATGATGATTTATTATTAATGCAAAATCATTGTTGTGAAATATGTGGCGAAAATGTAGAAAATTGTGAAAAAGGTTCAGGAAACCGTTTAGCTGTTGACCATTGTCATAATACAAATAAAGTTCGTGGATTATTATGTTCGGCTTGTAATATTTTATTAGGCAAAGCAAAAGATAATATTTCAATATTGCAATCAGCAATTAACTATTTAACAATAAAGAGATAATATGCCAACAAAAAGATTACAATTTACAGATTGGTTGCCTGACCAACCATCTAACGCTGGCTCTATTATTGATGCTAAAAATGTCTATCCAGTATCTGTTGGATATGCTCCATTCACTAGTGCTGAAAATTATTCTGGTGCTGCTAGTGAAAACTTAAACTCGGTATTCGTTGCCAGATATGGTGATGATGTTGCGGTATTTGCTGGCGGAGCAACCAAGTTATTTAATCTAAACAATACCACTCTCGCTTTAGCAGATGTATCTAAAGCTGGCGGATATGGTGGAACTGGTATATGGAAATTTGAGCAATTTGGTAAGGTAGTATTAGCAACTAATAACTCTGAAAAGATACAAGCATGGACAGTAGGTGTGTCAACTGTATTCGCAGATGTTGCAGCTGCTGCTCCTATAGCTAAAGACATTGCTATTGTGAGGGATTTTGTATTCGCAGGAAATCTTGCAGGTGGTACAGATACTAACAAGGTGCAATGGTCAGATATTAACGATGAAACAGATTGGACTAGCGGTACTACTTCTCAATCAGATTATCAAATTATAGCCGATGGCGGAAACGTACAAGCTATTACAGGCGGTGAGTTTGGGTTAGTATTCTTACAAAGGGCTGTATTACGAGCTTCCTATGTAGGCTCACCTTTATTCTTCCAGTTTGATACTATATCAAGAGGGCTAGGCTGTTTAGAAGGCAATTCAGTGGCACAGTATGGCTCTGTAAGCTTCTTTCTCTCTGATGATGGATGGTATTCAACAGACGGACAAACTATCACTCCTATAGGCTTGGAGAAAGTAGATAGGTGGTTTTTTGATGATGTCCTTCTAGCAAGTATTAATACTATGAGTGTTGCTGTTGACCCTATTAAAAATTTAGTGGTATGGAACTATGCTAACAATGCTGGAACAAGAAGTTTACTTATCTATAACTGGCAACTCCAGAAATGGACAAGAGGAAGCACTGTTTCAGATGTTGTAGGAACTATTGCAACCACAGGAACAACACTAGAAGGCATTACTAGCGAATCTGATGTAGCAGCAACAGCAACAGTTTCTGGTAAATCTTATACTATTGTCACGCTTAATGACGGTATTGGCGGTGCAACAACCGACTTTACTCTTATCGGTGCAACAGCAAATACTGTAGGTTTAACCTTTACTGCAACAGGCGCAGGTGCTGGAACAGGAACAGCTACCGATATGGCAGCAGCAGTCACAGCAACCACAACACTAGACACATTAGTTGCTTCACTAGACTCAAGACTGTTTGTTGGTGGCAAGATTTTATTTTCTGGAGTCATCACTGATAAGATTGCAATTTTTACTGGCTTACCAATATCACCAGAGATTATTACATCAGATGTGGAGTCAGGATACAACAGTGTCGTAACATTAGCCCGACCACAGATAGATAATGGTAGTGCAGATGTTGCAGTTGCTAGTCGCAGAGAATTAGATGATGTCGTTATATTTAGTGATGATGTTACTACTACATCAGAAGGCAGGGCTAACTTAAGAAGTTATGGCAGATACCATAGAATATCTGTAAAACCTACTGGTAACTGGACAACAGCTATGGCGGTAGATGTAGACTTTAAACCCCAAGGAAATAGGTAATGTTCAGAACTTTACCGTATCAGGGTGGTGAGCCTAGAAATGTATCTGAAGTAGTTAATAACGCAATGAACGGAAAGACTAATAACGTGGGTACAGTAACACTAACAGCCTCTACAACTACCACAACCATTACCGATGAAAGACTAGGTTTTGATAGCGTAATTTTATTATCACCGCTTACGGAAAACGCAGCAGCACAGACACCTTATGTTTCTACTAAAGCAAAAGGTAGTGCGGTTATTACACATACCAGCGTTGTATCTACAGACCTAGATTTTGATTATATTATCGTAGGATAAGTGATAAAATATAGCTTTACCTTGCAGACATAAATTATGAAACTATATATTGTACCAACTAATCATGTACAGCAATATTGGCATCTAGCAGAACCATTATTACAGCTAGCATTAGACAAGGGTAATGGAGAGTTTACTGCTGACCAATTAAAACTATTAGTCATACAAGGACAGCAACAACTGTTGATGTTGATGGATGAAGATAAATGCTATTGTGCCTTTACTGTGCAATGGATTAACTTTCCAAACGAACGAGTAGCTTATATCACTTATATGGGCGGAAGGAATACTAAAGCAGGCTTTGAAGATTTTAAAGTTTGGGTTAAAAATCATGGTGGAAACTGTATTCAAGGTTCTACTAAATACGAAAGTATAGTTAAGTTATTTAACAGGCTATACGGATATGAAAAGAAATATACGTTAATGGAACTTCGGATATAAAATTATAATAACTAATAAGGGAACAACTATGAAATTCTTACCAACCGCTTTTAAAATCTGGTTATTAAAACTACTCTATAAAGACATTGCGTCTTTAGGGTATGGTGGAGATACGGAACTCGCACATATAAATAAATGGGAATCTAATTTACTTATGGCTCATGGTGGTTCTGGGACTCTCAATGCCACAACTGGATTAAGAGAATACAAAGGTGGTAGTCCGCAACAACAAACAACTACATCTGAAATTGACCCAATGCTAAAACCCTATATAAGCTACGGGCTCGATGAAGCGAAAAACTTATACGAAGCAGGTGCTCCTGACTACTATCCTGGTGATACTTACATTCCTGCGTCATCTACTACTACATCTGCATTAGATGCTATTCAGTCAAGGGCATTGGGTGGAAATCCATTACTACCTGCAGCTCAAGCTCAACAATTAGGCTCTATACAAGGTGACTATTTATCAGCAGGTAATCCTTATTTTTCATCTATGATGTCATCAGCAGCAAAGCCAGTCATATCAGAATATAACAAAGCCACACAAAACCTTAATAGCACTGCATCACAAGCAGGAAGATATGGCTCAAATGCTCAAGCACAAATGCAATCAGATGCTACGACTAACCTAGCAGACGCATTAAGCCGACAAGGAGCTCAATTAGCATACCAAAACTACGGTCAAGAAAGGGGATTTCAAAACCAAGCAGTCGCTAACGCTCCACAATTAGCACAAGCTGATTACGGTGATATACAACAATTAATGAATGTTGGTAAAGTACAAGAGGACTATTCAAGACAAGCACTAGACTCTGATATTAACAGGTATCAGTATGGTGCTAACGCTCCACAACAACAGTTAGGTAGCTATTTAAGTGCAGCCTATGGTGCTCCTGCTCCTATTAACAGTACGACTACCACTTCAGGAGGTGGAAAGTAATGGCTTTTCAATTTGCAATTCCCATAGCAACTACTATTGGTGGTTATGCTATAGATAAAATGATGGGCGGTAGTGGAATGACTGGTGCAGGTGTTGGTCTTTCTGCTGGCACAATGGGTGCTGATGGTGGCAAAGGTGCTGCAACAGGAGCAGCAACTACTGCTGGGGGTACAACACCAGCATTATTAGCGTCAACAAATGCGGCAGGACAAGCAACATATGGAGGAGCAGTATTGCCTGGAGCCTTCGATGCGTTATCATTAGGCGCAGGAGGTTATGATGCAACTGCTGGATTAAACTCTTTAAACGCTGGTTCTAATCTTATGAGTGCAGGGAATAATGTTGCTTCAGCATCTAACGCATTTACGTTACCGAGCGAAGTTAGCAATGTATTTGATACAGGCAAAGAATACGCTGGCAAAGCATATGATTATGTAGCTGAAGGTTTAGATGGTATGTCTTTTTCAGACAAATTAAATGCAGGAGCAATGGGGTATCAAGCATTAGGGCAATCAGACCCAGCTATGCAAAGAGTAACTAATGGTGAAATGCTACAGTCACAATATCAAAAGCCTACTGATGGATTATTAGATATATCAGTTTCAGAACCAAGTGGTTCTACAATGACACGAAATGAATTAACTCCAGAACAATTAGCAATGTTAGGTTTATTATAAGGAAAAATTATGGCATTTAACCCACTAGATTACTTAAAAGATTTAGTACCGCAAAATACGAATATGTTTGGAGCATCCCCTAACGCTAATTTAAAACAAATGGCAGAAATGGGATTGTTAGGCGACATGGATTACACAGATATGTTGAAAAAAGCAAATAAACAGTCTATATTTCAAGGTCTATTAAACACTGGGTTAAGCTATGCAGCACAACCTAAAAATCAAGGCTACGGAAGTATATTTCCTTATTTAGCAAAAGCTGGATTAGCTGGTGTACAAGCAGCTCAAAGTCCTTACGACCAACTTACTCAAAATGCAATGACTTCCGCTAAATTACAGGAAATGAAACGAGCTAAAGATAAAGAGGCCTTAAAAGATAAATTCCTGTCTACATGGGGTCAAGATAATACAGGTAATATGAGGGTAAATGGAGACCAAATGGTTAATGTTGCTTCACAAGGATATGCAACAGGACAAGATTATGGTGTTGGCTCTAGCTTAATGGGAGCAAGAAATGCTCCAAACCCAATGAATATTGTTTCACCAAATTTTAATACTAATCAATCATCTATTCAATCATTACTAGACAATCAATTATTAGGGACAGACCCAGAAAGTTTCTTATTAGACAATAATAATTTAGAACAACAAATGGTAGGTAGCTTTGACTCTATGAAAGCTATAGATGATGCAGTAGCTAACGGAGCATTAGAATTAAAAGATGCTTTAGCTATGAAGGCTAGTATTGCTACATCTAAAGCAGATGAAGTTATGGCAGTAGACACAGATAAAGATGTTATAAGCAAATCTACTGGTAATATAATTCGAGAAGGAAAAAACAACAAATCACAAGTTTTATCTGAAGCTGGATTACAAAATTTTGAAAAAAATCAAGGATATGAAAAAGGATTTTATCCTAGAGCTGACGCAAATGGAAATCCATACATTTATCAATTTAACAAAGATGGAAAACTTGATGTTACCGACATAGGTGGAAATAAAGGATTTTCATTTACTTTAAACGACAAAAAAGACCAAGGTTTAAGTGAGGTGGCAATAAAAGATTTAGTTTCTTTAAGAGATGACCATACCAGAGCAAGAAAAAATCTCCCTAAAATTGATGGTATTGTTACTGCTTTAATTAAAGATAAAATGGGGTTAGATGCAGGAGTTTATACTGGAGCTTTTGCTAATTTCAAACTAGAGGCAGACAAATTTCAAGCTGCCGTTAGAAACATTAAAGAAAAAAATCCTACTATTCCAAATACAGAAATATTAGACATGGCGTTAAATTCTGATGTGTTTCCTCTTATTAAAGAGCTAGGCATTGGAGCTAAAGGGATGGATACTCCAACAGAAAGAGAGTTCTTAATTCAATCTATGGTTGGTTCAAAAACAATGTCATCCGAGGCTTTATTGCAGGCAACATTAACTAGAAGAGGTAGGCTTATAAGCACCGCTAGAGAATTTAATGAAAGTTCAGGTAGTGATTTATATCAAAGGGCAACTAAACAAGGAGTTAGAGGTTTAGATAAAAAATATCAAATGAGTGAGGAAATGTTGCGTGGCCCATTAATTGATGTTTCAACATATAACGGTGAAAAAGTAGAATTTAATGGCAAGAAAATTTATAAATATGCTGACGGAACAATGGTTTGGGCGGAAACAGGCGAAATAGCATATAAACCAAAAGGATATTAACATGGGATTACCACTTTTATCAGATGAAGAAGCAGGCAAGTTAATACCTTATGACATAAATATAGATGTTAATGAAGCACAAGCTAACCTAGTCAAAGAAAAACTATATCCAACAGATGGTGCTACAGCAGAAACTACCAATAATTCCAATTTACTAAACGCTAATGATTTACTAAATTTAAAGTCTGACTCACCTCAAGATGAAGAAAGAATAGTAGAGCCTTGGATGAAAAAGTTACCAAGTGAAGAATATTCTCCATTAGAAAGTGCTGGATATGGAGCAATAAACTTTTTACCTTCTGCAGGTAATGCCGCAGCTAATTTGGCTGTTGCTGCTTACAATCCAGTTGATACTATGAGTAGTATAATTGATTTAATAGGTGGGTATGCGAACAAAGCATTACCAGAAGCATTTATAGAAAAACAAAATCAAAAACTTAAATCTGAAGCAGAAAATATTTTTAAAAAAAGAGATTTATATCTGCAACAAGCAGAAAAGTTTGAGGTGGATGGGAATAAATCAGCTGCAAAACGATATAGAAAATTTGCATCTGAATCAGCTATAGATGCAGGGGAAATGACAGATAGAGTATTAAGGCAAACAAATACAGCAGATACAGTCAATAAATTTTACAAAGAAAGATATGGTAGTTTGGATGGTTTTAAAAAAGCTATTGCCGAAGACCCAGCTATGGTTTTGTTAGACATTACAACAGTATTAAGAGGTGGTGCAGGGTTAAGGATACCTAAAGTATCTCCCGTTTTATCAAAAACAGCAAGTATTTTAGAAACACCTATTAGGGCTACAGGAAAAGCAATAGGAACAACAGCTAAATTTGGTGTAGACCTAACTAAAAATGCACTTGATATTATTGGCCCAAAAGTTGGGTTAGAAACTTTAAGTCAAGCATGGAAATCTGGACTATCAAAGAATGAAACATTTATTAATAATATGAATAAGCCAGAAATTTATGCGACAGATGTTGTAGATAAAGTTAAAAGAATTTTAAACGATATGAAGATTGAAAAAAACAAAGCATACAATGATAAAATGGCTGAATTAAAGACAACAGAGTCTAGTATTTCTTTTAATCTTATAGACGAGGCTATGCAAAATCTTTATGATTCCAAAGTAAAATATAAAACTAATAAACCTAACCCAGAAAGACTAAAAAGATGGCAAGAAATAAAAGACAAAATTAATGAATACAAAAAGAATGGGTTAAATAAACCAGATGATTTTGACCAACTAAAGCAAGATATTAATACCATTAATGATGACCTGCAATTTGGAAGTCAAGATAAAACTATATTTGACCCAATACAAAGAACTGTTAGGGAGGCTATTAATAAAGATGCTCCTGTGTACGCAGAAATAATGAGCGATTACATGGATGCTACATTACAAATACAAGAACTAGACAGAACCTTTAGTTTAAATAAAGGTAGAACTGGTAAAACTGACCAAGCATTACGAAAACTACAATCAATATTTAGAAATAACTCCAACACCAATTACGGAGCTAGAATTGGGAATATACAAGCTATCGTAGACAGAAATCCAGACATTATGCCTGCTCTTGCAGGACAAATGATGAGTTCTGATTTACCCAGAGGTTTGGATAGTTTAATTCCTAAAGGAGCAGGTGTAGGAATGATGGCAACCGCAACCGCAGGACTATATAACCCTTGGATGATACCACTTATGTTATCTCAATCTCCTAAATTAATGGGGAATATTTTATATAAAGCTGGTTCTGGATTAAGGTCTTTGGATGATATAGCAGGAAATATGCCTACGACAGCATTAGACTTTACAGGGGGGATAGCTAAAACATTGAATAATAAAAACACATTAAGACCTGCATCTTTACTAGACTCATTAGATGCAAACAAAACATTTGAAAAAGAATTAAGAGAAAGGGCTAAAAAAGAAATAGGATTATTATTTTGAACACCATAAACCCAGTAGAATTTGGTAAGATGAAAGAACAAATCAACCACCTACAACACACACAAGATGAGTTACAAAAAGATATGAAGGCAATCCTAGCTCTAGCTAATCAAGGTAAAGGTGGCTTCTGGATGGGTATGGCAATCGCATCATTTATCGGAGGCATAGTATCTGTATTAATTAAAGGATGGGTACAATGAAAGAGCATGTTCTTATTGCCTGTTTTGCAGTAGTGTTGTTATGGAGCTACTGCTATGTACTACTTAACTAAACTATGCGCCAAGCCAGTGGTAACGCTTTTAACGCTAATCGCTGTACTACCTCTCACCCCAATTATTGCTTGTATATTATACGGATGGACTCACTAAATGCTAAACATACTATTACCACTAATCTCCACTGTGATTGATAGAGTCATCCCAGACAAGAATGGTGCAAATAAAGCTAAACAAGCTATAGAGGCAGAGCTTATTGCCAATGCAACACAACTCAACCTAGCTCAAGCAGAAACTAACAAGATTGAAGCAACACATAGAACCGTATGGGTAGCAGGATGGCGACCATTTATAGGATGGGTATGTGGCGTTGCTATGGCTTGGCACTTTGTTGGCGTTCCACTAATTACGTTCTTCGCAGCATGGGCTGGTGCAACCATACCTCCATTGCCTGTGTTTGATATGGGTAGTTTAATGACTGTCCTTATGGGACTATTAGGTCTTGGCTCTATGAGAACATTCGAGAAGATGAAGGGTCTGACTAAATGATAATGGCAAGTCCGCACTTTAGTATTGACGAACTAACTTTTAGCGAAACAGCAATAAGGCATGGTATAGATAATACTCCAGACGAAAAGCAGAAAGACAATCTTTTATTAACAGCAAATTTTATGGAGGACGTGCGTGAACATCTTGGTAATAATATTATATATGTTTCTAGCGGTTATCGTTGCCTTGAGCTTAATACCCTTCTCGGTTCTAAAAAAACATCTAGCCACGTTAAAGGACTGGCTTGTGACTTTACAGCAAGGGGTTTTGGTAGTCCTAATGACATTGTTATGGCTCTTATTAATTCCAATATTCCTTTTGACCAAATTATTCTGGAATATGATAAGTGGGTGCATATCTCTTTTTGCGAAGATAATGAAACACCTAGACGACAAGCATTAGCTATTAACAAGACAGGAACAGTGCTATACTCGAATTAAGATATTAACGAGGTAGCTTAATTATGAAGATACTTATTTTAGATTTGGAAACATCACCACACACAGGATTCCATTGGGGACTATTCCAACAGAACATTAGCATTAGTCAGTTAATAGAAAGTTCGACGGTTCTATGTTGGGCTGCTAAATGGCTGGATGATAAAAAAGTACATTTCTCTAGTATTTATGACGCAACTCCAGCGAAGATGATAAAGGAAATACATAAGTTAGTAGATGAGGCTGATGCCATTATTACGTACAACGGCAAAAGATTTGATATGCCAACGCTTAATCGTGAGTTCTTAATTCATAGACTGCCACCACCTAGT